ACCATTAAATTAGAATTATGATTATTAGAACAGTTTGCGGATATGATTTCTTCGAGGTGAGTTCTGCAATGCAAAAAGCGATCCGGCGAGCCGATACCGGGGTAGCCGGCTTTTTTGCCTTGGAATTATGGGCGAGTGGATACCGCGACTATGTGTGGAAGCGTTTATATACCATTAGTGCAGAGGATTGCTTCGGTATCATAACAAAAGAGATAGAAGCATTATGGCAAGGTCATGAGCTGGTAAATAAAAATGCTACTGCCCCCAAAGGCAGGATATTTGTCAGCAAAGCGGTTATTCTTCTTTGTGAATGTAGGAAGAACCGGGATGCAGATCATTTGCAGAACTTTATTTATGACAGAAGAGATGTTGACATAGAAAAATGGATAGATGATGTTAGACGTTATCCTATTGCCATCCCAGTATATACTTTTGATGTACATACAAGGAAAGGGAAAAAGCAAGGTAGGACCAAAGAAGAGTTTTTCCGGGAAGAATTTGAAGCGTTACAGCCGCGAGTTCCCGGATTATTTGATGATTTGCTTCCTATTGATAAGTCGAAGTAATGATAAGACCACAGTTTAGGCTGTGGTCTTTCAATTTTATAAAAGTCAAACCAAATTAAACCAAAGAATTATGAACAGAAAAGAAAGGCAGGAAGCAAGAGCTGATAGATTCAGAGAACTTGCAAGGAAAAGTAACGAAGCTGCAGATGTAGCTTGCAGGCAATCGTCAGAAATGGCAAGTATTATTCCAATGGGACAACCTGTGCACGGGTTAGCAGATCGTAAATATCGGGATAAAATAGGGGCCAAAATGGATAAAAGTATTGAGCTTTCCAAGAAGGCAGAGTACTTTGCACAGAAAGCGGAAGCTACTGAAAATAATAACTCCATTTATTTAGGAGATGATGACGCAGTAGACAGATTGCAAGAAAAGGTCGATGCGTTAGAGAAAGCTCAAGGAATGATGAAAGCTGCTAATAAGATAGTTAGAAGTAAAAAACTAAATGATATTGCGAAGGTTGAACAACTGCAAACTTTAGGCTTTTCAGAGAATAAAGCTATCGAGCTAACTAAGCCTGACCGTTATGGTGAGTATGGTTTTCCTTCTTATATGCTTTCTAATAATAATGCACGTATCCGGGATGCGAAGCAGCGTCGTGATCGAGCAAGAAAGCTAAAAGAGACAGAAGATAAAGAATACACTATCAGTGGTGTACGTGTCGTTGAGAATGCTAAAGAGAACCGTCTGCAGTTATTTTTTGCCGATATTCCGAGTAAGGAAATCCGGTCACAGTTGAAAGAAAATAATACTTTTAGGTGGACTCCCTCTATTGGTTGCTGGCAGTCATACCTCAATCGTTGGTGTATAGAGCGTGCGAAAGTTATCTTAAATTCAATTACTGAATAATTATGGGGGAGTTGTCAAGAGAAGCCTCATTACAAAGGGTAATGAGGGCATCAGGTCGTGTACCTGTTCAATGTTCATGTAGCATTTGTAAACAACAATGTCATACTCCTTGTCTTGGTACTCCTGATGATATTGAAAGGATTATTGATGCAGGTTACGCAGATAGATTGGAACTGACAAATTGGGCTACCGGTATCTTTTTAGGAGTTATCAATGTTGCTGTTCCAATGATTCAACCTGTTGCTGGCAAAGAGTATTGTGCTTTCTTTGAAAATGGGTTATGTATTTTACATGATAAGAATTTGAAACCAACTGAAGGACGTTTATCTCACCATACGGTAAGGAAAGATAATTTTAATCCAGTTATGAGTCTTGCTTGGAACGTTGCAAAAGAATGGATGATGACTGATAATATGGAGGTAATTTCTCGTGTGTTAAATAAGTTTCAAAATAAACGAAGGCTATGAGTACACATTCATTTGTACGTGTTGATTGCAAAGCATTTGCGAAATGTGGAGTAAAATCCCTTTCGCATTGCCGTCGATATCGCGGTGAAGATAATTATTGTAAGGGATGTACTCTTATTCGTCGTAAACCTCGAAATAGAAAGTTTGATGCAGGTGGTAGAGAGATGAAAAAATGTACCCATTGCGGCCACTATTTCTATCTCAATCGGTTTTACGCAAATACGATTACTTCGCATGGAAAAAAATACCGGTGTTTATCGTCATGGTGCCGTATGTGTATGTCACAGGTTAATAGCGAGAGGGCAAAGCAAAAAAAAGGACTCACCTAATAATAAGTTTCTTGTATGAGATATTATGCTTCAGTTAGTTTTGGCAAGGATTCTTTGGCAATGCTTTTCATGCTAATAGAAAAAGGATATCAGTTGGATGAAGTCGTTTTCTATGATACAGGTATGGAATTTCAGGCAATCTATAACACTCGTGATGCTGTTCTTCCAATTCTTAAAAAACTTGGCATTAAATATACAGAACTGCATCCGGAGCAACCTTTTCTTTGGACAATGTTTGAAAGGCCGGTTAAGAAAAGAGGGACCAATATTATCCATAAAAAAGGATATAGTTGGTGTGGGGGAACATGCCGGTGGGGAACGAGCGAAAAACTTCGTGCGTTGAAAGCTCACACAAAAGATGGAATTGATTATGTCGGTATTGCTGCCGATGAGATGCATCGCTTTGAAAAAGAAAATCGGGCTAATCGGGTTTTACCACTTCGTGACTGGGGGGTTACAGAAGCAGATGCACTCCAGTACTGTTATACAAAAGGCTTTGTTTGGTGTGAGGATGGAGTAAGGCTATATGAACTACTTGATCGTGTGAGTTGCTGGTGTTGTGGAAATAAGAACTTGAAGGAGTTGAAGAATATATATTTGCACCTTCCATGGTATTGGAAAAAGCTGAAAGAGCTTCAGCTAAACACTGATAGGCCTTATAGGCGTAATAGTGGAGAAACCATTTTTGATTTAGAGGAAAGATTTAAACGTGAAATGCAACAAAAATAGTTATTATGATTCCCTTATGTATAAATGGAAAAGATTATTATGATCGAGAAGAAGCACTTGCTGCCTGGTTCGAGGAATGGTTAATGAAACAAGACTTTGAGCAAGATCTTATTGATCGAGAGTTGGAGCTTGAATATCGAAAGACTCATCCTGATTGGAACACTCCTTATGTGATGTATGGTGTTCGTAAAAAACATAAGTGTATCCAAAAGAATGAAATTGCCGTGTTTTATGACTTGTTACCGAGACAAAAGCGTGCTCGTACTGCTGAAACACATTGGTATAAAGTATTGTACAAGAGAAAGGCCACTCCTGAAGAAGTTGAGTCACTCAAGGCTGGGGAATATACCCGTAGATATTTGGTGTATTCCCTGTTTATTGAGAAGAAAATGACTCTTGACAAGGCTTTATCTCTTATAGTTGCCGATGATAAATTATTAGGAATTGCTGATAATACCATCTCTGAAATTGTAACAGCCTTTGAGACTTTCTTTAACCGTAAATTTAGAATTTATAAACCCGAGTTTACAACTCAACTTAATTTATTTACAGATTAATATGAAAACAACAATTATTTCATGTGTGATTTTGTTTGTGTTCCTGCTATATGTAGGGCATTTGTCTATAACAATCAAACCGTTTGCGGTCCAACTTCCGTACTGGCATCGTTCACTCGGACTATTTCTGTTGATCCTCTCTTTTATAGTATATAATGCCGGTGAACATGCAAAAGGCTACGTCGATGGACTAAAAGAAGGGGAAAGAATTGTACTTGAATTGTTGAAGAAAAAGACTGAATAAAATGGCGTTAAAAAGGCGAAGTTTCTGTTTGCTAAACTTGTCAATAAAAGATAACTTTATAGTGCAATGGATTAAAAGTCAAACCAATATAATCACTAAGAAGTTATGAAAACGGTTTTTTTTACAAACGTAGAAATTAAAAATCTGAAAGAAATTCTTTCTCACTCTGATGATTGTTTAGCACAGAAACTTTTGCTGAAAGTAGAAAAAGCAGATGCTTGTGAAACAAAGTATTTAGATGTCACTTTTCAAGTATGTGTGGAAGCTCATCGTGAAATAGTCGCATACTTTGAGAAATATAAAATAAGAGGGATGGATATAGAATCTCAAGTTTGCCGCCTTGGAAAAGGCTGGTTAAGATGTGTTTCAATAGATGATAATTACATTGTAGCCCAATGTTATGATGATGATGTAATTTATGATCTTAGCTATTCTGATGCCCTTTTCCCTCTTATTGATTATTTAAGAAATCAAGATAAAAAATGCAAATAGAGAAGTGGTAAAAATCAAATTAGGAAGAAGAAAGTAACAAATCAAATTGATTTGATGAAAATGGCGTTAAAATGGCGAA